CCGCGGGGGGTGTTGGGTCGCATGGCGCCTCCTGCCTGCTCGGCGCCGTGTGTGCGGGCGCCAGAAACGAACACGCCGCCATAATCGGCGGCGTGGGCAGGTGGGGCTTTTAATCCGGTTTAAAGAGCGTTGGCAGAACTGGCCGGTACTCTGTCATCACAGACCAATACATAGAGGCCAGATATGAAGCGCTCAATCACCTCCGCAGAGCACTCACGCGCATTCTGCCGGGCACGCAGTTTCACTCGCTATCAGGAAGCGTCATCCCTGCTCGATTCTCTACTGGAAAAGGGAGCTTCATTCCGTGAAGCAGAAACAGCATTGCGGGCACTAATAACTCCGAATCAGGCAATGATTCAGGGACAGACATCATAGGATCGCTACCTATCAGCATGCACATGCTCAGCGCCTGCGTGTGGCGTTCCAGAAGGACGCGCCATGCTTCGACGCTAACAGCGCCCCATTGCCCCGTTGTCACGAAGCGCTCAATGGCTTTATCTGCAGAGTTGGCGAATCGCTCGCCATAGGGCACCACGCGGATCTGGGCGAAGTTCGGGCGAAAATGTTCATTCAATGGCCAAAGGGCTTCAACGATTGTTCCACCGCTGATCTGGCGCGGAGGCAGAGCGTTTAATGGTGCTCCGCACTTCTGCTCCAGGTACGCGAAAAGCATTTGCCTGGCTTTGTTCGACATGGCCATTGATCAGTCCTTTCGACCTAGTCAGATGAAACGACGGCAAAAAGTCGCGGCATACCGAGCGTTGTTCTCGCCAGCACAGTATTCGCGGACGATGCTTGTACCCGCCGGATGAAGGAACTCGATGTTGCTGAGCCCGAGCAGATCCCAGCTGGTGAACTGTCCTTTCTCGTAGTTGATTTTCTGGACGTCTGCCATGTTGAAGGCAAGCTGAATGACAGGAGCCTTGCGTTCGTTACCGAACTTATCAACCAGGGTTGCGTTGAGAGTGAATACCACCTGATTGGGCTTCTGGTCAGGGAAGTATTTCACCAGCTTTGGCAGGATTCGGTTTGCTTCTTCAGTCGCCATGAAGAAGTAAGTGGAGTTGTCGTAGCCGAAGTCAGGCTTCAAGCCAAACACCAAGGCTTCGGCGCTCTCCAGCTTGAGAGTCGATACCTCCACAACGCTCTTGCTGATCTCGTTGAGCGTCTTGGGGGGCTCTTCACCGCAGCCTGCCAGGGCAACAGCCGCAAGGGCAATGATCCATTTTTTCATACTTATACTCCTTTCAATCACGTATTGAAGAAATCTGAAAGCGACTCGACGCAAACACCTTCTGGCAGTTTTCGAGCCCCTACCACTCGGCACCGGCACCCTTCATGTATTGGTGGGAGGCAATCTTTCCACGCGGAGTCCATGACACTGAAGTGTCTGCCATGCAAAGAAAGGCATTCAGTGCATGAGGAGGGATCTTCGACGGCAATCCATCGCATGTACGGATGAGTCGCCTTCATTTCCTTTGCAGCCTTCAATCGCCCCAGCATCAACTTTCGGTGCTGTTTGCCCATATCTGTTTTTGGTTGGTGCTTAACGCTCCGTCGCTGCATCCATGACTCCCTTATCCTTAGCGGCGCTTACGCAGTTCGGTTCGGATTGCATCTACCGCCGCCCGGCTTTCAGCCATTACGAGCCCCTCAATGCGACGAATGTGCGTCAGCCAAAAACTGAGGCCAACCAGGGTCAGCATAGTGGGCACCAGCACCAACCACATATGCTGCGGATCGTGGATCGGCAGGATGCCTGCGAACAGACTGCCAGCAACACTGAATAACAATGCCAGCATGAGTACGCACGGGATGTTCAGCCAGTAGCCGCGAAAGCCGCTCCACCACAGAGCACGGTAATGAGCCAATGCCGTTTTCAGTTCCGCTACCGACCACTGCTGCAGGGGGCGCACATGTACGTTCTCGCCGCCACCGTCACCTCCACCACCTTTGCCCCCACCGCCCACTGAAATAGCACCGTAGTTGTTGCCATGAATGGTCAGCTCTAAATGGGTGTTTCCCCCGGTGTTATTGATATTCCCCGCTGCCACTTGGCCTACATCGCCATGGAAATCCTGACTCATGGCTCACTCCTTGGTCTTGCCGACTCCGAAATTGAAAGACACACCGGACTCATTGGTGATGGAACCCTCTACCACTTGACCAACATTCCCATGAAAAACCTGCTTTTCCCCCTTTGATGCCGACGCAGCACCCGCTGCTAAGCCGGCAAGTGTGGCAGCCCTCAGTGCCAGCGGAGCCTTACGGAAACGTGCCACTAGCTCTGACTCATCATCCGACAAAGCACCAGGGCAGCGAACACCCGTGACGATGTACTGCACATCGGCACCAACCTTGGCCACTGCTTCCAGGTAATCCGCTCCAGGAAATCGCTCTCCTTTTTCGTATTTGAGCTGCGCCTGTTTCTGCACGCCGCCAACCGCACCAAACGCGGTCTGGTTAAACCCTAGCTGCTCGCGCTCTTCTCGAAGTCGATCCCCGATGGAACTCATACGAGTACAAATCCATTGACAGGTACTCATTTGAGTACCTATATTTAAACCACACCGTCCCACCACGAACGGCAACTAAAGCGGCACCGAATTGAGTGCCATCACCCCTCGAAAGGAGCTTCCCCCATGAAGCTACGCACCCCCGACCAAGCCCGCGCAGAGCTGAAGGCCAAGGGCATTTCGATTACCCAGTGGGCAATCGCCAACAAGTTTTCGCCCAACCTCGTGTTCGAGGTGCTGGGCGGCCGCAAGAAGTGCGTGCGCGGCCAGGCTCACGAGATCGCAGTCAAGCTCGGTCTCAAGGACGGCGAGATCTGCATCGACCCGGCCAAAGCCTTGGAAGTCGCGTGAGGCCCGCCATGACCATCGGCAAACAGGCATTACTCGCCATCGCCAGGATCCAGGCAGAAAGCTTTCTGGCCAACGGTAAGCGACCTACAACGCCAGCATCCGAAGCAGCCGCTGCTCAGCCAGTTGAATCTCCGCTTCCTTGCCGGGCAGCTCGGACAACTGATGGAGGTCAGCCATGAACGCTGTTCTATTCAGCGCCCCGGCATTGGCCAAGTGCCCAACCAGCAGTGCAAACGCGCCTTCCAGCGCTGCCAGGCTTCCGGCCTGCAGATCCAATCGCTCTGTTGCTTGCATCTCGATAGTACCCCGTGTGGTCGCCAATTTACCTCAATCAATTGTGCATGGCGCAATGCCATTGCCAATTGCTAAAGGCGGATTTTGTTTGGACGCCCGCTCCGGCAGCAGCCGGGAGCACTTCCAATGAGGCGCCGGAATTGGAAACGCGCCCAGCCGGCCACCCTGCGCCAGGCGCTGGAGTGGTGCAAAGAGCACGCCCGCGAGCGGCACAACCTGAGCGTGGAGCGCATCGCCGAAGGCATGGGCCTGCCGGATCACTCTGCTCTCTATAAGTGGTTAGCCAACGGGCGCATGCCTGCGGTGTTGATCCCCGTCTACGAGCGGGTCTGTGGCGTCAACCTGGTCAGCCGCTGGCTGGCTGCCAGCAGCGGCAAGGTACTGATCGACGTGCCGGCTGGGCGTGCCGCCACAGCTAAGGACACCCAGCGCCTGCAGGAAATCCTCACCGAAACCACCGGCACCTTGCTGGCCTTTTACGCCGGCAAGGACGACGTGCCTGCCACCCTGGCCGCGCTGCAGAACGCCCTGGAGGAACTGGCGTGGCATCGCGGCAACGTACAGCAGCACGCCAACCCACAGCTTGAACTGGGAGGTCATGACCATGAGTAAGGCCCTGGAGCTTTTCAACAGCCTATTCGACGGCCCGCGCGACCCGCGCAGTACCGAATACCAAGAGGGCTGCCTCTACATCCTGCGCCGCGAGCTGGACGGCATCGGCAAGAAGGATTGCCCCTACCGCATGCCCAGCGCTCAGGCCGATGCGTGGCTGGCGGGCTGCCAGGAAGGGCTGCGCCAGGCCCGTTACCTCCAGCAGCCCAATGCGGAGCACAAGGCATGAGCGAAGACAAATACACCTCTGAACAGGTGCAGCGCGTCCTGCGTGTGCTGCTGGCCCTGGCCGGCAATGAGTTTCGCGGCATGTTGCTGAAGGAGGTGGCCACCGCCTCCGACTGCACCGAGAGCAATGCGCTGCGCGCCCTGGAGAACCTGCGCACCGCCGGCCTGGCCGAGCGCAACGTGCATGACGACAAGCGCTGGCAGCTTGGCCCGCGCCTGGTGCAGGTGGCCTTCGCCTTCGACAGCGCCCTGCAGAAAGCCCAACGCGACCTGGATGAGCGCCGCCAGCGCTTCACCCGTACCCCCAACTAAGAGAGACCACACATGGCCCGCAAACCGACCACCACGGAGTTCACCCCCATGGCCGAAATCAACCCGGAGGCGTTCCAGGAGGACGCTGGCGCCCTGGGCATGCTTGGCAAGATTGCCCAGGGCATGCAGGACGAGCGCGACCTGGTGAATCAGCTGCTCGGTCAGGCGCAGATGGCCGGAGCGTTCGAGGAATTTTCCCGGACAGTCCGGACTTCCAAGCTGGCGTACGTCAAAGAAAACAAGCTCTACAAGGCTTTGCGCGGAAAGCGGACTCCGGACGGTTCGGAGTTTTCAGGTTCCTGGGAGGAGTTCTGCAAGCTGCTCGGTCGCTCGGTCGATCAGATAGACGACGATATCAAAAACCTCCGCACGTTCGGCGAAGCAGCCCTGGAAAGCATGAGCAGCATGGGCATCGGTTACCGAGAGCTGCGCCAGTACCGTCGCCTGCCCGAGGATCAGAAGGCCGCCCTGATCGAGGTGGCCAAGTCCGGCGACAAGGAGTCTTTCGTCGAGCTAGCCGAGGAGATCATCGCCAAGCATGCCGCCGAGAAAGCCGAGTTGCAGAAGAAGCTGGACGATGTTCAGGACGACTACG